TTTGTTGGTATATAATTTGCATTACCTGTACAATCATCCTCTTGACTTGGTCTAATTTGTTTAATACCTAAAAACGCATCTCTTCTAGATAATCCAAAAAATTGTTCTGTTGACGATACTTCGTAATGTGATCCTTGAAAAGATGTTGGTGTGTAAACCTTACCATAAATAAATTTATAAAAATAATCTTCCGGTACATTACCATTATTGGTGCCTAGCATTAATTCTTTCTTATGTGTTTTTGCTGATGTTGACATAGATTCTAATGTAACTCCATCATATGGTGGTACATTAATATAATCTTCGAAAACATTTGAAAACATGTATGAAGAAATCATCGCTTCACTATATTCACCACTATAACTTCCATCACCACCATTTCCTCCTCCCGTGTATGTATTAAATTCCCTAATATTTGGTATTAAGTAATGTGCTGAATTAGTTCCTTTTGTTGATTGAGTATTTCCTTCACCTAAACTAATCCTAAATCTTGCAACTGTTGTTGTTGGAACTCCTTTATTTGGGTCGTTAGTTGTTTCTTCTTCTCCAAATTCATTTGTGAAGGTATATTCCATATTCATTGGAATAACCGCCATCGCCGTACCGTCATCTTCTATAACTCCCGGATTAAAATATTCTAATTCAGGATATAAAGTCACCCCATCTGAACCATACACTTTATTACCCGTATATCTTACTCCTTCAATTTTACCACCATTTGTTTGTAAATTACATTTGTAACCGGTGTTCATTCTAATAACACCTGTTTTTTTTACCGCATCTGAATCGTTATCCGTTACCGATGAAATTAAAACTAATGAGATTGGTTGTACTTTAATTCCTTTATCGGATAAATCAAAATCAACTCTTGATAAACCAATTTCACATAAATCTTGGTTACCCCAAAATGGGAAAACTTCAATTTTTTTATTAAATGAAACAATTTGTTCTAATCCATCTAAATCTTCGTCTGATTTAAAATTATAAAATCTGTCAAACTTTTTCTCATCAACACCTTGTCTAATAAAATCATATGGTCTTATTGAAAAACAACCCATATCCGATAAATCAACCTCAGCATGAATTGTTTGTTCCCCAAGAGGAACTCCCCATATCATAAAATCACCTGCACTATTAGTTTTAACAGTATAATTGTAATAATTTTCATATACTTCTAAAACCTCTTCTCGTGTTAATATATCTTCTTGGTCAAAAAATGTTCCTGTAGGTGTGTGTCCCCCATGTTGTTTTCTCGATGGTAAAAGATTGTAACGATAACCATCTTCGTTTTTATCACTAACCGACGTATATGGATATAAACTAGATATTACAGGGTCAGTAGAATCTTCAGTTGTTTGGGGTATAAAAATAGAAACTTTAACATTTGGAATACCTAACCCATTATTTGCAGTAATTCTACCACAAACAACTCCATAATCAGAACATAAAGACGTATATGCCTGTTGTTGAGTAAATTTTAATGATAAAACCTCAAGTAAATCATAGTCTTGCTTTAACTCGACAGTTACTCTTTGGTCTTTCCCAATATTAGTTGAAATTCTATGTTTTTGCATTGTTCTTATAATAAATAGAAAGCATGAGATTTTCTACTATTATAACGAAAAAACATTTTAATATGTAGTCGTTCCTAAAGTTTTAGTTCTTACTTTAATATCAATATTTGGGAATCTAATTTGGAATATTTGATTAGATTTCATGAATATTGTCATATCCGTTTGTGTAATTAATCCAGTTGTACTATTAATCTCTTGAGATACCTCTGAACTTGAATAATTTCCTCCGATTTTATTAAAGACTCTTACATCCACAACATTTACCACTCCTGAAACTGTACCAATTTCTCTCATTAAATCTCCAACAAATAACGGGTCACCCATTTTACGTTTTTCAATTGCAAAGAAATCTATGGTATTTTGTATTGTTGTTTTTAAAATATCACTTGTTTTTTCATTTTTATCTACAATTAAATCAATTTCTAAACCTAAATCAATTACTTGACCAGTTGTGATATCGATATAATCATTAATCATTCTATATTCAGAAAGATAATTTAAAATGTTGTTTTTCAATGTGTTAGACACTATATCAGTTAAATTACCATTTTCATCATAAGATAATAATTTAATTTTTATCTTATTATCCTCTTCCATTACATTAACTTTAGCAGGTGCACCATATGTTGACGGCATAGTTTCGATTAAAGATTTATAATCATTTAAGGTAACCGCTCTATCTTGTGCTGAAAAATTATACGCAATCATGTTTCTTAACTCTTCAATTGTCGGTTGATCTGCTCCACCAACGGCAGGTGTTACATTCGTAACACGTAATGATTGTTGTACTTGTGAATTAAAGTTTTCATTTGGACCGTTAACTTCAAATTCAACATCATCTATACTTGTAATGACATTAACCCCTAAATTAGAATCTTTACCCCCACCAATTCGATATTTGATGAATAGTGTTGTATTTGCCTTCGGTACTGAACCTAAAGACATATTATTAAGATATGTTGCAAGATTTACTTTCAATGACCCATTCATATAATTGTCTAAATTATCTAATGGATTTACGGTACCTGAACCGAATGTAATTGAAAAATAACCTTCTGGTGTGTATTCTGTTATAAATTTATTATTTACATCAATATATTTTCCCGCCTTAAAATTATCGGAATCAGACGCGGCTGTTGGGTCGGGTATGAAAACTTTATCCTGTATTAATGTTTTTACTTCATGCCATTTATTTAAGTTATTTGTAAATTCTGAAGATGTTGGATTTGTACCAAATGATGTTCCTTCTTTATGTATAATTGCAGTTACCCCTAAAACATCTTGTTCGGGTAAATAAAGTTTTAAAAATGGTTTTTGGTCTAATTCTGAAATTACTCTTCTATAAATTCTTGTAACACCATTAACAACGGGTTCTCTTTTAGTGATTGTATAAGATATTAACTTATTGTTATTATCAAAATTAGGTATTTTAAGTCTATTTGGTTCTCCTCTACTATTAAATGGGTCGGAAAAATCAATATCTTCTAATGTTTCAAAAATCTGTCCTCCTCCTGAAATTTGTGCACCTGCTTTTACAATACCCAAATATCTATCATCTTCTTTATCCCCTCTTACCGGAACATTAACAGAAAAGTCACATAATGAAACTGATGGTCGATTACCCGGTATTTTAATTCCGTATGTTTTTGCTATGTGAAAAAGAGATTGTCTTTGTTGAGCAAAATCCAACATAGTTTCTTGCCAAACTCTATCAATATGGAAATGTAAATTATCAGCAACCGCAGCATTTAAATCCAACAATACTGAAAATATTGAAGCGTCATTGGTGTTTTTAACCAAATCAGGATAATATTCTTTTGTTAAATTTACTAATTCTTGTCTAAGTCCCGCAAAATCTCTTGTTGCGTATGATATCTTTTTTCCCATTTTAAATGTTTAATATTATAAAGTCTGAAGATGAAAATGCTCCATTATTAACTGTATATTCAATCTTTACTTTAGCGGTATATGGTTTATTAACACTATCCGAAACTCTAAATAATCTTTCGTCTTCGTCGGTTGAAAATGTTTTAATATTTTCAGGATCGTCTTCTGCAGATATTACTTCAAGATTTGTTATATCTAAATTCGGAATATATTTTTTTACCGTTTCTCTTATCTCCTCCTCAATTAAATCCCAAGTTACCATGTCATTTTGGTCAAAAATAAATTGATATAGTCTTGTACCAAAATCAGGTAAGAAATAACGACTACCTCTCCTTGTTAATAAAAGGTGTATTAAATTAGCTCTTACTTCTCTGTCGGGTGATGAAGTCATTTTTAAATAACTACCCTCTAAACTGTCTCTAAAAGGAAAATCGATTCCGTATTTTACCGCCATATCAATAAATATAAACTATTATAAAATGGTAATAAATAAAAAACCCAGCCGAAGCTGGGTTTAATGTAGTGTCTTGATATTCACCCCCTGTATTCTCAAAACCTGGAAGCTCAAGGTACGCCTTGACGACAGTCATACTTTGAGGGAGTCTTCCATTATCTTTATGAACCACAACCCTCACATTCAAAAGGTGAATCTGTTGGTCTTTCAGTGGTCATCACCAATTCGGGTGTTTGTTCACTTATTAAACTGTTGTTTGTTGGTGTTGTTGGATAAACAGCCGGTTGTTGTCCCGATGATTGTTCCATCGGTTTAGAGGCCGATGTGTCAATACCTAAACCTTTAAGTGCGTCAACGGCTGCTCTTGTTCTTAAGTAATACATACCAGTTTTTAAACCTAATTTCCAACCAAATAAATGAGCTGCCAATAATTTAGGTTTTGTTGCATTATCAATAAATAAATTTAATGATTGTGATTGGTCAATAAAAATACTTCTATTAGCCGCCATTTGTAAAATTCTTTTTTGAGACATTTCCCAAACAGTTTTATACACTTCTTTTAATTGGGTTGGTATTTCAGGAATATTTTGAACTGATCCATTTTCCATAATCAATTTCTTCTTAATATCTTCATTCCACATTCCAAGATTTAATAAATCATTAACCAAGTGTTTATTAATCATAACAAATTCACCACTTAATGTACGACGAGAATATAAATTAGTTGTAAACGGTTCAAACGCCTCATTGTTACCTAAGATTTGTGCTGTTGACGCTGTTGGCATCGGAGCAACTAACAATGAATTACGTACACCATATTTTACCACTTCTTTTCTCAAAGTTTTCCAATCCCAACGACCAGATAAATCAGAATCTTTTTTACCCCACATCTCAAATTGGAAAATTCCTTTTTCGATTGGTGATCCGTTGATTGATTCATATGCACCTAATTCTTTCGCCAAATCTTTAGAAGATGTCATTGCCGCAAAATAAATTGTTTCAAATATGTCCGTTTGCAAAGTGTCAGCACTTTCTGATTCAAACGGTAAATGTAACATACATAACACATCCGCTAAACCTTGAATACCTAAACCAACAGGACGGTGTTTGAAATTTGAACGTTTTGTTTCTTCAGTTGGGTAAAAATTAAGATCGATTACGTTATTCAAGTTTTTAACAACTTGGTAGGTATATTCGTACAATAATTTATGATTAAATTCGCCGTCGATAATATACTTAGGTAATGCGATTGATGCTAAATTACAAACAGCTTGTTCTGTTGGTGATGAGTATTCAATAATTTCAGTACATAAATTTGAAGATTTAATTGTACCTAAGTTCTTTTGATTTGATTTATAGTTTGCGGCGTCCTTATATAACATGTAAGGAGTTCCTGTTTCAATTTGTGCAGTTAAAATTGCATCCATTAATTTTCTTGCCTTCACAACCTTTCTACCTAAGCCTTGTTGTTCGTATGATTCGTACAACATGGTGAAGGTTTTCTCTTCGGGTGTATCGTATGCATCAGATAATCCTGGCGCCTCATCAGGTGAGAACAATGTCCAATCACCATCTTCTTCTACTCGTTTCATGAAAAGGTCGGGAGTCCACATCGCTAAAAATAAATCTCTTGCTCTTAATTCTTCCTTTCCGTGATTTTTTCTTAAATCGATAAATTCATAAACATCTGCATGCCATGGTTCAAGATAAATGGCAAAAGAACCTTTACGTTTTCCTCCTTGATTAATCCAACGAGCAACTTCATTATAAGTTTTCATCATTGGTAATAAACCATCAGATTCTCCACCAGTTCCTTTAATATATGAACCTTTAGCTCGAACATCGTGTACGTGTAATCCAATACCGCCAGCCCACTTAGAAATCTTTGCAACGTCGGCAATTGTATCAAATAAACCATCAATATCATCACCTTTATTTCCAATTAAAAAACATGAGGACATTTGTGGTCTTTTGGTTCCAGCGTTGAATAATGTTGGTGTTGCATGTGTATAAAAATGGCCAGATAAATCATCGTAAATTCTTAACGCCATTTCAACATCTCCTTTACAAATTCCAACAGCAACTCTCATATAAAGATATTGTGGTCTTTCGACAATACGACTACCAATTTTTAATAAATAAGAACGTTCTAATGTCTTAATACCAAAATAGTCAAAATCTAAATCTCTATCTTGTTGAATCGCTCCGTCTAAAACATCCTTATTTGACATTACGAATTGATAAACGTCTTCATCTATTAACGACGATTCTTTACCCGTTTTAGGTTCAATAAAAGAATAAAGTTCTTTAATTGATTGTGAAAACTTTTTAGGTGTTGTTTTATGTAAATTAGATACCGCCAATCTACCCGCTAATTTAGCGTAATCCGGATGTGTTGTTACCATCGCCGCTGCAGTTTCAGCAGCTAAAACATCTAATTCAGTTGTAGATATTCCATCATATATACCCGATGTTACTTTTAAAGTTACAAACGTAGGGTCAATATATTCCATATTTAAATCATGACAAAGAACACTAATACGTTTAGTGATTTTATCATATCTCATTTCTTCTAGTTCACCATTCCTCTTTTTTACTTTCATATTCTTAAACCTTTTAAATTAAAAATCTACTTCACCAAATGCAGAATCTAAATCTTCTGACACGTTATTTACTCCGGCCTTTTGATATTCAGCCACTCTTTTTTCAAAGAAATTAGTTTTACCTTGTAATGCAATATTTTGCATAAAATCAAATGGATTCTCTGAATTATAAACTTTAGGTACTCCTAAAGATACTAATAATCTATCCGTTACAAATTCAAGATACTGACTCATTAAATCTGAATTCATACCAATCAATCTAACCGGTAACGCTTCAAGAATAAATTCTTTCTCAATTTCCAATGCTCCACAAATTATTTCTTTAATTCTTTCTTGTGAGATTTTATTTTCGATGTGATTGTTATAAAGATGACATGCAAAGTCGCAATGCATCCCTTCGTCTCTTGATATTAATTCATTAGAAAAAGTAAGACCAGGTAATAATCCTCTTTTCTTCAACCAAAAAATTGAACAGAACGAACCTGAGAAGAAAATACCTTCAACCGCCGCAAATGCTAATAATCTATCAACGAACGAATCTGAATTAATCCATTTAAGTGCCCATTCTGCCTTTTTCTTAATTGCGGGTACGGTTTCAATTGCATTAAACAATCTATGTTGTTCGTCTTTATCTTTAACTAATGTGTCAATTAATAATGAATATGTTTCACTATGAATATTTTCCATCATGATTTGGAAACCATAAAAGAATTTAGCTTCAGTGTATTGAACTTCGTTAACAAAATTCATTGCTAAATTTTCATTTACAATGCCATCCGATGCAGCAAAAAATGCCAATACATGTTTAACAAAATGTTGTTCGTCCGCATTTAATTTATTTTCCCAATCTGAAATATCTTGACCTAAATCAATTTCTTCAGCAGTCCAAAAAGAGGCTTCTGATTGTTTATAGAACTTCCATAAGTCATGGTGTTCGATAGGAAAAAGGACAAACCTTCCAGGGTTGTCTTGTAGAATTTTTTCTGTCATTTTTTTTAGTTTTGTTTATTTGCTAATTCTTGTCTCTTTAGAAATGCCTCTCTAGCTCTAGTTTGGTTATTTTGAACTTTTTGTTCTTCATGACCCAATAGGGTATTTTGTGATTCTGTATCAATAACTAAGAATTCGTTATTGAATTTACAGTTTTGCCAAATAATGCCGTCTTTACCAATACGAGATTTCAATAATGTTAAAGTAGCTAAATTATGTTCTTTCTGTTCTAAAGTTTTACCTATTGATAATATTACGTGAGCAATTTGTGCTTTCTTGATTGAACCTCCCATTTGGTCTCCTGTTACAACTTCAGATGAAATTGATTCTCTATTACCTTGTGTCGCTGTCCATATTGCCATATCGAATTCTCCTGTCATGGCTTCTAAACTTCTCATAACCGATCCTTCACCTTTCCACTCTTCTCCGTTAGTTGATTTTTCTGCAGAAACACAATCGATGTAATCAATAATTAATAAATCAATTTTGAACCCGTCTGAGTTCATTTTTCTAACTTTAGATTTAATATCTGAAATAGTTACGTTATCACTAGCTAATTTTAATAATCTTAAATTACCTTTTGATTTTGCTTGTACTTCTTCCACCTTCTTTTTTACTTCCTCTCTAAATTCAGGTTGTTCATCTGGCGTAATTTCAGTCCAAATTGTATAATGTTTTCTTTTAATGTTACCCGGATTATCTTCAAAAAATATTTGAAGTACGTTAAAATCTAAATTATAAGCGGTATTGGCAAATTTAGTCAATAGAGTTGTTTTACCCGTTCCAGTTGGTGCCAAAACAACACCTAATTCACCTCTTCCTAATCCTCCTTTAAGTACTTGGTCAACACCAACAATACCAGTTGCAATAGGTAAACGATAATCATTTTCTAATGCCTCATCAATACCATGGAAAACATCGGTTGCATCATCATTACTAATACCAACCTGTAATGCTTTTTGAATGATTTGTTCAATCTTACTATAAGATTCAAAATCACCATTATCAATAATACTTTGAACTCCTTTTAATTCTTTCTTTAAATTTTGTTGTTTACAAAAATTTAAAGCAGTATCCTTTACATATTCCGTTTGGTTATCACCTTCACTAATAGTTGTTAACGTATCTAAATGTACTTTGGAAGAATCACGATTTCCACCTTCTGCCATGATTTTTTGAGCCAAGGTATCATAGTTGGGGATTTTGTTGTATTGTTTGTACAATTCTTTTGTATTTTCCATAATAAATCTAAAAGAATTATTATCGAAAAATTTTGCCTCGATTACATCAATAATTGTTTCACCATATTTTTTATCTTCAATAATTGCCTTTATTAATGATTGTTGAAACGTAAAACCGAGGTATCCAAAATTTTTTTCTTCCATAGTGAGTTTTTATTATATGTGTTTTTAATTATAATTCGTAATTTAAATAAGTTGTTTCCAATTCTTCTGAAGACAATATGTCAGTTAAATCTGACAAAATTCTCTTTAATTTTGGACGAATATCTACCGTATATCTTACCTTAGGATGGTAATAATATGCGGGGAATATTCTTTGAATAAATACATCGTCATTTAACTTAATGACTAGTAAAAAATGCTCTCTGTCCTTCTCTGGTGAATCTTCCACATAGTCCGAAGATAGGAAATAATTTTGATTTTCACACAAATAATCAGAACTTTTTATTTTTAAATCCTCTGCAATATCTTCGCAAATATTTTTTACATAGTAATGTAAATCCATTGAACGTTTAGATTGTTCAACGTGGTCTTTAACGTTAAAAAAACGTTGGCAAATGATGTTTCCTTCTAATGTTAATAGAAACTCAAATTTTGTGATGTCTAATTGTTGATTACTCATAGATTTTTACTTTAATTGTTTTTTTTTTATTTTTTTCTTTTGTTGTTAATCTAAGAAATGGATTTAGGAATTTAATGAATCCATCATCAGATTTTGGTAATAGATTAAAAATTCCATCATCTCTCATCATTCTCATTGCATTTTTGTAAGATCTACCTTCTTGGTCTAAATTTTCATTTATTAGTAAATCTATGTTTTCTTTTGCCTCATCGGTTAAAAAGGGTTCTTCCAAACTTACGATACGATTGTTCACATCAAAAAATTCTTCACCTAACACTCCATGTTTGGTAACTCCTGTAAGTAAATTCGCAACAAGTTTGTTATGTTTATCTTGTTGGAAGATTTCTTCACATTTGTTCTTAATTTGTTCAACAGAAATTTGTTCTGTTTTTAGTTCAGGGAAAAGAGATAAAAATCTTTTAACTCCCATTCCTCTTATTCCTGCAATGTTATCTGAAGAATCACCACACATCATTTTAACCAATTTAACATTTTCGATTAAAATTTCTTCGTGGTTGTAAACAATTATATCGTTTTGTTTGTAAAGTTTTCCGTGTGACGGATTGTATATTTGTGTATTTTCTGAAACTAATTGAGTTAAGTCGCCGTCAGAAGAATAAACTATTTTCTTTTCTTTAGGTGAATTTTGAGTATAGTAAGCGATGTTGTCATCGGTCTCACAATACTCATATTCTCCCTGTCTTACAAATAATTCCTCAAGATATTGTTTTATTCTATCTCTTTGGTATGTGTAAGAATTAAGTTCTTCTTCAGAACGAAGTCGTGATTTTCTGTTTTCTTTGTAGTGTGCATAAATTTTCTTACGACATTGTGAACCCTCAAGTCCATCCCAAAATACAACTATTTTATCTAAATTGTACGTCTCAAATGTTCTTCTAAGAGTATTGAGAAAATGGTAAATTCCTCCAATATGTTCTCCGTTATGAAAGGCGTTTTTAACACCATAGAAACCAATCGTAAGTAAATTGTCGCCATCTACTAATAAAACAGACATTAAAAAAATTTATTATAAATCACTTTCCTCTGTTACAACTTGTGTATCTGCGATGTCTGTAACATTAACACCTAATTGTTTACCGATGTACTCTCCGTTATC